GTGGTTCATCCCTCCCCGGGCTCCTGACCAGGGGTCGCGCGCGAAAGGCGGTGCGTCATGTCCGATCTCGTGCAGGCCACCGAGGACGCGATCAAGGCCGCTGACCACCTGACCGACATGGACGACGGCGCCGTGGAGGCGCTTCGTGCCCTCGCTCGCAAGATCGACGCCTGGGACCAGATCGTCGAGTGGGCGCTGGATGACGCGAGCAGCCAGGACGGCAAGCGTCCGACCGTGCCGCAGAACGACAACGTCTCCATCTCGGCCTACCTCAAGTATTGCGACCAGCTCGGCCTCACGCCGGCCGGTCGCAAGTCGCTGGATCTCGACAAGGGCGGTGAGTCGGGTGGCAGCAAGCTCGGCAAGCTCCGCACGGTCCACGGCGGCAAGTCGGCGTAAGCCTCTCGTTGGGTCGGAGTCGCCGCGAATCTTCACCCCTCCGCTGCGGCGCCTGACTCCGCAGACGTCGCTTGGGTTCGCAGCAATCGAGTTCGCCGAGGATGTCTGCCAGGTCACGCTCTACCCGTGGCAGAAGTGGCTGCTGGTCCACGCGCTCGAGTTGCACCCTGACGGCGGCTTCCGGTTCCGCACGATCGTGGTCCTAGTTGCTCGCCAGCAGGGCAAGTCGATGCTCTCGGTCATCCTGAGCCTGTTCTTCATGTACGTGCTCGGCCGCGAGCTGGTCATCGGCACCGCACAGGATCTCGACGTCGCCGAGGAAATCTGGCAAGAGGCCGTCGACCTGGTCGAGGAGACCCCCGACCTGGACGCGCTCAAGGAGCGGGTCGTCAAGGTCAACGGCAAGAAGGCCCTCGAACTCTCGACCGGCGAGCGCTACAAGGTCAAGGCTGCCAACCGTCGCGCCGGCCGCGGACTGTCGGGCGAGTTGATCCTGCTCGACGAGCTCCGAGAGCACCAGTCGTTCGACGCCTGGGGCGCGATCACCAAGACCACGATCGCCCGGCCCGACGCGCAGGTCTGGGCGCTGTCCAACGCGGGCGACGCAACCAGCCTCGTGCTGCGCTACCTGCGCGAGAAGGCCCACGAGGCAGTGGGCGACCCTGACGGCATCCTGCAAGACGGGCCAACCCTGTCCATCGAGGATGTCGACGAGCTGGACCCCGACGATGAGCCCGACGACTCCACGCTGGGGATCTTCGAGTGGTCGGCCAAGCCTGGCGCCAGCACGAAGGACCGCGAGGCGTGGGCGATGGCGAATCCCGCACTTGGTCATGGCTACGTCACCGAGCGAACCCTGGCGAGTGCCGAGGCGACTGACCCCGAGTGGGTCTTCCGCACGGAGTGCCTGTGCCAGTGGTCGGACGGCACGCTCGAGGGTCCGTTCCCGCCTGGCTCGTGGGACGTGGGCCGCTGGTCCAAGGATGACCCGAACCCCCCGCAGATCGTCGGCAACGTCGTCGCCTGCGTGGACATGAGCCAGGACCGCATCAAGTCCTATATCGCCTTCGCCGGTCGCCAGGCTGACGGTTCACTACAGGTCGAGATCGTCGCCGAGCGCGCCGGCTCCGAGTGGGTTGAGGGCTGGCTGCGAGAGCGCGCCGACCTGATCGACTCAGTCACCGGACAGACCCGCGGCGCCCCGGTTTCCTCGCTGATGGCCGACCTCAAGCAGTCCCTCTCCGACGCAATCCCAGTGCTCGACCTTCAGGGAAGCGACCTGACCGCCGCGACCGGCAAGTTCTACGACCTGGTGCGCGAGAAGGCCCTGACGCACAACCCATGGCCCTCACTGGACCTCGCTGCCGCCACCGCTGTCCCCAAGCTCACCGAAGGCGGCGCCTTCATGTGGGACCGAAAGCGCTCACCCACCGACGTCGCCCCCCTGCAAGCCGCTACGGGCGCCGTGTGGCTACTCAATCGCCCTGTCGAGGCTCCCGCAGTCTCGGCATACGAGGCCCGCGGCGTTCTGACTGTCTGACAGATGAGGAGGTGACTTTGGATGGGCTTCTGGTCTGACGTCATTCGCGGCGGCATCCCGACCGCTTGGATGCAGCCGCGCGTGGAGTACATCAACAACTCCAGTGACGCCTTTCCGTCATCCCTGGCCGGCTTGGCGGACCCTGGGCAGTTGAGCGTTTCGCAGCTGTGGGCGACTCAGCCCCACCTGCGAACCGTCATCACGTTCCGCGCCAGGAATGTCGCCCAGCTCGGCCTTCACGTCTTCGAGCGCGTGTCTGACACTGACCGTCGCCGCGACCAGTCGAGCCCCCTGACCGTAGCGCTTCGTCGACCCGACTTGGCGATGACCGTCTACGACCTGATCTTCTCGCTGGTGGGCGATCTGGACCTCTACGACCGGGCCTACTGGCTCGTGGCGACCGCCGAGGACTCCCGGCCGCTCCTCCGGCGACTGCCGCCTTCGTGGGTCGAGCCGATCTTCAGTGACCCGTTCACCGTGAAGTCCTACCGGGTCAAGCGTGGCGCTCGTTTCGTGGATGTCGCCCCGGATCAGGTGTTGGCCTTCTCGGGCTACGCGCCGGCCTCGCCGATTGGCGCATCCCCGACGATTGAGTCTCTGAAGGACACGCTGCGCGAGCAGATTGAGGCTTCCGCCTACCGCGCCCAGGTGTGGAAGCGCGGCGGCCGAGTCTCTGCCGTCCTCGAGCGACCGAAGGATGCTCCGCAGTGGTCGGAGGGCGCACGCGAGGCGTTCCGCGAGGATTGGTACGCGAAGTTCACGGGCCGGGGCGCGAAGGCTGGCGGCACGCCGATCCTTGAGGACGGCATGACGCTGCGGCGCATCGACTTCAACGCCCAGGAGCAGCAGTTCGTCGATGTGGCGAAGCTGGCCCTGGCGACCGTGGCGAGCGCCTACCACGTCAACCCGACGATGATCGGCCTGCTCGACAACGCCAACTACTCCAACGTGCGCGAGTTTCGCCGGATGCTCTACGGCGACACTCTCGGCCCCCTTCTGGCGCAGATCGAGGCTCGGATCAACGCCTTCCTGCTGCCCATGCTTGGCATGGACCCGGAGCGCTACTACGCCGAGTTCAATCTCCAGGAGAAGCTGCAAGGCTCCTTCGAGGAGCAGGCGGCCGTCATGTCGACGATGGTTGGCAGGCCGCTCATGACGGCAGATGAGGGTCGCGCCCGATTCAACCTGCCCGCGATGGGCGGCGACGCTGAGCAGTTGGTGACGCCGCTGAACGTCCTTGTGGGAGGCCAGGCTTCGGCGCAGGACAGCGGCTCGCAGAATCGCACGGACGGCCAGAGGGTCGGAGAGTCGGCTGCGGCGCCGAATCTCAAGGGCCGAGCAAAGTCGCGCGCCCCAGAGGCGCAGGAGGAGCGGTTCGCAGACCTGCTCAAGTCCTTCTTTGAGCGTCAGGGCCGCGTCGTGCAGTCCCGCATGGGCGCTGGCGAGGACTGGTGGGATGCGAAGCGGTGGGATGACGAGCTGAGCGCCGATCTGCTCCGCATGTATGCCCTGTCTTCTGAGACGGCCGCCCGGTCGGCCCTCGAGGCTGCTGGCGTCGAGGGATACGAGGTCGACCAGACGCTCGCCTTCCTCTCCGAGGCCGCTCGCCTGTCTGCGGGTGACATCAACGAGGCCACCAAGGGGCAACTCGACGAGGCGATTGCCGACCCGGACGGCGACCCCGAAACGGTCTTCGAGAACGCCCAGTCTCAGCGCGCCTTAGAGATCGCCGCCACGGCAGTCACCTTCGCCTCTGGGTTCGGCGTCGTCGAGGCAGCCAAGCAGAACGGCGCCGGCACGAAGACATGGCGCACCACCTCGAGCAACCCGCGCTCCTCGCACGCTCGCCTGAACGGCGAGACGGTCCCGCTCGACGACGACTTCAGCAACGGACTCAAGTGGCCCGGCTCAATCGGCGACCCCGCCGAGACTGCCGGCTGCAAGTGCGCCGTCGACATCAACTTCTGAGCTTAGGAGAAGCGCATGAAGGTAAAGAGCCTCCCGATCGGGCAGGTGAAGGCTGGCCCCGATGACGGGCTCAAGGAGGGGGAGTTCCTTGTCTACCCCTCGACCTTCACGCGCGAGCCTGACGCCTACGGCGACGTGGTCGCCAAGGGCGCATTCCTCGACGACATCGCCGCGTGGAAGGAGTCGGGCAACGTCCTTCCGGGCCTGTACGGGCACCGCATGGATGACCCGGACTACTTCGTGGCTGGCGCCATCGAGGAAGGCGAAGACGAGCACGGCTGGTGGGTCAAGGGCGAGTTCGACCTGGAGAACCCGAAGGCCCAGCAGGTCTACCGGCTCGTCAAGGGTCGTCGCCTCAACCAGCTTTCCTTCGCCTACGACGTGATCGACGAGGCGGGCGTGGAGCTCGAGGGTGGTCGCAAGGCCAACGAGCTCCGCAAGCTCAAGCGCTACGAGTTCAGCTTCGTCCCAGTTGGCGCCAATCAGGACACGTCCGTGGTGGCCGTCAAGGGCATCATTGACGGACTCAAGGCCGGCCGCGTCCTCTCGTCCAAGAACGAGACCGCGTTGCGCGAGGCGCGCGACGCCATCGACTCCGTCCTCGTCGCCCTCGGTGACGACGACGGCAAGGCTGCACCCGCAGCCAATCCGCATGACCAGGAGAAGGCCAACGGCGAAGCCGAGGCCAAGTCCGGCGCCAGCGACGAGGAGCCCGAAGGGGCCAAGTCGTCCGCGTCCGACGAGGAGCCGAAGTCGCGTCCGTCCGTCGCTCGCCTGGCGGCACAAGCAACCATCTACGCGCTCACGGGCGCAGAGAGGGGTTCACGATGAACCTCAAGGCAATGCGCGCCGCCGCGCTCAAGGCGGCGCAGGACATCATCGACGGCGCCAAGGCTGACGGCGACCGCGACCTGACCGAGGCCGAGCAGGCTGAGGTCGAGGTCAAGTTCGCCGAGGTCGAGGACCTCGACAAGAAGATCAAGGCCGCGACCAAGTCGGCCGACATCATGAGCCGCATCGGCTCCCTGGCGCCCGCTGGGGACTCGGACGAGCCCGAGGCCGCCAAGAGCCTCGGCGAGCACTTCGTCAAGTCCATCGGCACCGAGGGCCTGACCCGCCTCAAGACCGTCACTGGCACCACCGCGGCGGCCCCTGAGTTCAAGGCCGCCACGGACACGCACGTCACCCCGGCGACCCTGGGCGACTACCTCACCACCTTCGATCGGACCATCGTCCGTGGCTTCCGCCGCCCGGTGATCTCCGACCTGTTCGGCTCGGGCACGCTCGGCGCCAACAGCAACGCGATCACCTACCTGGTCGAGAGCGCCATCGAGGGCGCGTTCGCCACGGTCGCGGAGGGTGGTGCCAAGCCGCAGCTCCACGCGGTCGACCCGACCACTCGCACCGACGCTCTCAAGAAGATCGCCGGCTTCATCAAGTTCACCGACGAGATGGCCGAGGACTCCGAGTTCTGGGTGTCCGAGATCAACCAGCGCGGCCTGTACCTGCTGGCTCTGGCCGAGGAGGCTCAGCTCCTGACCGGCGCTGGCACGGGTTCGACCGTGCAGGGCCTGCTGAACCGTTCGGGCGTGCAGACCGAGGCTGCCGCGAACAACGTCGACAACGCCGACGCCCTGTTCCGCGCCATGACCAAGGTTCAGACCGCCACCGGCCTCCCCGCCGATGGTCTGGTCATCAACCCGGCCGACTACCAGCAGCTCCGTCTCGAGCGCGACAACAACGGTCAGTACTACGGCGGCGGCTTCTTCGCCGGCCAGTACGGCAATGGCGGCATCCCGGAGCAGCCCCCGGTGTGGGGCCTGCGGACCATCGTGTCGGCGGCCGTTCCCTCCAACACGGCCGTCGTCGGCGCCTTCGGCACCGCCGCCACCGTGTACCGCAAGGGCGGCGTCCGCGTCGAGTCGACCAACTCGCACAGCGACGACTTCACGAACAACCTCATCACCACCCGGATCGAGGAGCGCGTGGCCCTGGCCGTTCGCAACCCCTCCGCGTTCGTGAACGTCACCCTGTCCGACACCGCCCCGGTCTGATCTCGATGGATGAGCGCAAGCTCTACACCGTCCTGATCGGCGGCCTCCCTCACTCGATGCTGCTCGACTCCGCAGACGCCAAGCGTCTCGGTGGCCGTGCGGTTGAGGCCAAGCAGGCCGAGCCGGAGAACAAGTCGCGGAAGCCGGCGAACAAGTCGGCTTCGGTGTCCAAGAAGTAACGAGCGAAGGGGGCGTCGTGGCCGATCTGGTCAGCAACTCTGAGATGGCCGGATTTCCCGGCGCCCCCTACGCCGAGGCTGTACTTCAGGCGGCTGGCGAGTCCATCCGGGACGACTGCGGGTGGCACATCGCACCTGCCGTCACCGAGACCCTGGAGATCCAGTCGACGGGGCCGATTGTGCTCATCCCGTCGCTGCTGGTCACGACAGTGACAGCCGTCCGCGATGCCGAGACTGCCGAGCTGGTCGAGGGATGGAGTCTCGACAAGCGGGCCGGGGTACTCAGCCGCAACTACGGCTGGTGGCCCAAGGTCGTCGAGGTCGACCTCACTCACGGGCACGAATCATGTCCCGCGGGACTCAAGCCGGCCATCGCCGAGCGCGCGCGGGCAATCGCAGCGGGCGGTCACGTTCGACAGGAGTCCCTTGGCTCCCGCTCCATCTCCATAACCCCGCTCGAGAGCGCGGCGGCTCGCTACGCCCTTCCGCCGAGGCCCTGATGGGTCACCTGATGACCGAGACGGTCGCGCTGCGTTCGTGGGCGGCGGGTGACACCTACGATGACTTTGGCAACCCGATCCCCGGCGCACCGAGCGACGTGGCGAGCGTCGCCTGGTACGAGCCGCTGACATCCCGCGAGGCCAGTGACCGCCAGATTCAGCAGACCTACGGCTTCGTGGTCTACCTGCCCCTAACTGCCGACCTTGACGGCGCCGACGCGGTAGTCATCGAGGGCGACGAGTACGAGGTTGTCGGCGAGCCCCAGCGCCAGCCCGGAGGCTTCATCGTCGAGGGCTACCTGCGCGCGATCGTCGAGAGGGTGACTGGCTGATGGGCACCTTCCGAATCTCCTCCGACCTGATCGAGCGGGCCATGCAGTCCCAGCCCGTCCGCGACTCCCTCGCGTCCCGCGCCCGCACCATCGCCTCCCGCGCCGACTCCCTGGGCGCCTCTGAGGACGTGGAGATCAACGCCCGCGTTGTTGAGGGCACGCGCCCCAAGGGACGCCCCTACGCCAACGTCGAGTCCGACAACGTCGGGCAAGAGTGGGGCAGCCGCTACACCGAGCGCCGTCGCATCCTCGGCCGGGCGGCGGGTCTGTGATGCGCTGGCCGATCCTCGAGAAGGTCGCTGTGGCCGCTCTCAACGAGGCTCTGGAGGTCCGCGCCGGCACGAAGGTGCCCGGCGACGTGGACACCCTGCCCGGCTTCGTGCGCGTCTCTCGTGGCCCCGGTAGTGACGACGGGATCACGGACTCGCCCGGCCTCGACGTCGAGACGTTCGCGCCCTCGCAGATGGCTGCCGCTGAGCTGGCCGAGGACTGCCGGCAGATCATCCACGACCTACAGGGCGGGCTCGCTGGCGGCGCGTTCGTCGACTCTGTCCGCACCGCTGTCGGCCCCGTGCGCGTCGACTACTCCCCGAACGTCGAGCGGTACGTGGCTACCTACGTGCTCGACTTCCGCCGGTCCTGACCGGCACCTAGTTCCGCCCACCCCACCAGCCCCGCTTGTCGGGGTTTCCAACCGAGGCCCCAACACGAAAGGCAGGGCGGACGATGCCCAGTTTCAGCGACCTCCAGAACCACGTCGACTCTCTCATCCGGAAGGGCGCGACCGGGTCCGTGTTCGTCAAGCGCCACGAGTCCAGTGACGCCGAGATCGCCGCACTCAAGGACGCCACCGGCCTCCTGGCCCTCCCGACCGGCTACACCGACGTCGGCAACATCACCAAGGACCAGGGCGTCTCCTGGACCCGCGAGGTCGAGACCTCTGACGTGATGTCGCTCGGCTCCGCGTCCCCGACCCGCACCGACATCGTGTCGGTGACCTCCGGGATGTCCTTCACCATGCAGGAGTCGAAGCGCCAGGCTTTCGAGCTGCACGAGGGCGTCGACCTCTCGACCGTCACCTACGACGTCAACGGGAACATCTCCTGGGACGCTCCCGACCTTCCCGCCGACACCTACTACCGGGTGCTCGCACTGTTCAAGGACGGCGAGGGTGCCGACGCGGTCTACCTGGCCAAGTGGCTGCCCCGCGCCAAGGTCATCGACACGGGCGAGCAGTCATGGAACCAGCAGAACGAGATCCAGCGGCCCGTGACCCTCCGCGCGTTCGTGGACGACACCGCTGGCACCGCCGTCCGCAACCTGTGGGCCGGCTCGACGGCTCGCCTGACCGCAATGGGCTTCGACGCCGCCGTCTGACCAATCTTCGACGCGGCGGGGACTCAGGGGTGGGCGCCCCGCCGTGTCGGAGTTCCACCCCCACGCCCCCTCACCCGTTCTGACCTCACGAGGAGTTCGTCATGGCGAAGGCCGAGAAGTTCACGCTCTACAGCCCCAAGGGCGAGCAGTACGACACCACCAGCAAGGTCGAGGCGACCCGCCTGCGCGCCTACGGCTACACCGACCAGGCCCCCAAGAAGTCTCAGGCGCCCGCCGCCGACAAGAAGTAACCCACCACCTCCACAGAGAAAGGCCCACCCCATGACTCAGAGCGCTTACCGCAAGTGGGACCAGTACGTCGACGAGGCCAAGATCGAGCCGTTCAAGCTCGAGATCTCCGACGACGAGACGCTGGTCTTCGAGGCCCCGAGCGGGGTTGGTCTGATGGCGATCATGCGGGGTCTCCGCATGGGCGACATCGAGGTCATCCTGTCCAACCTCGCCGGGGACCAGTGGGAGCGTCTGCTGGAGCTGTTCGGCGGCGCCGGCCACAAGGCGATGCCGGCGCTGTGCGAAGACCTCATGGACCACTTCCAGCTCTACGACAAGGTCACCCTGGTCGGCCCCGGTGGCGGCAAGGTGACGCGGTCGCGGCCCACTGAGATCCAGGCGATGCTCAACCAGGGTTACCGCCCGGTGGGGGAAGGCTGAGCCTCGCCGATCTGGTCGAGCTAGTCGACCGGTACGGCGAGGCAATCGAGTACGACCTGCATGACAGGTTCGGGCTCGACCTGATCGACTTCTTCCGGGGGCTCCACTCGTGGCGGAAGCTGGGCAACCTCATCTCGCGGCTGCCCGTCTCGTCTGCCTTCATGGAGGCGCGGCTGAATGACCCGGAGGTCGCCGAGGCGATACTGGACACCGACGACGGTGCCGGCCCCCCGCCGCGCCCGTCTCTCGCGGACTACACCCCCGAGGTGGCCGTGATGAGTCAGGCGGTCAACCGTCTCGGCGAAGTGGTCGCGGCAATCACCTGGCTCGGTGGCGGCAAGCCTCCGCGCGTCACGCCGCTGCCCACTCCGGTGACCGGCGTCGAGATCGCTCGAGCCCGCCGCGACGAACGACGCCACCGGGACCTTGTCGACGAGGTCGCCGAGGCTCAGAAGCGGTGGGCGGCTACGAAGGGAAGTCAGCCAGCTCATCCCTGAGCAGGTCGCTGCACGTCGCCAGGTTCTCGGTGTCGGCATAGAACTCCACGCCGGCCGATCCTTCCGAGTTCAGCACCGCGCTCGAGCCAGCCATGTCGGCCTCCCCGGCGCTGGTGATCATGTTCGACAGGAAGCACACCTCCCCGCCCGGAGACTCCCAGCGATAGTCGGCGATGTGGCTGCCGTAGATCAGGAAGTCGGGCGGCACGTCGTCCCCATCGGGGCGCACCTTGACGCCGAGGTGGTCGATGACCTCGCTCTCGTCGAACACGGCGGGCGGGGCTGAGGCGTCCTCGACGGGCGCGGGTTCCGCGGCCTGCCCGCCATTGGAGCACGCCGTTGTCGCGAGCGTCAGTGTCGCTGCGGCCATGGCCTTCTGAATCTTCATTCGCTCAGGGTAAAGGCGTGCGCGCCACCCTGCCCACGGAAAGGCGGTATTTCCATGCCTAGTGCATCGGATGCGGTATGGATTTCCGTCTTGCCCGCGATGGACAAGTTCGGGCCTGCGCTATCGAAGGGCGTGGACTCCGAGGCGGAGAAGGCCGGCAAGTCTGCGGGCTCGCGCATGGGTGGCGCCATGAAGCTGGCGCTGGTTGCGGGAGGCGTGGCGATCGGTGCCGCGCTCTCCAAGGGCGTCATCGACAACATCAACATCGGCAAGGCCAACGACAAGCTCGCCGCCCAGCTCGGACTCTCGGCGAAGGAGTCCAGCCGGGTCGGCAAGGTGGCCGGCGACCTGTACCGCGACGCCTACGGCGACTCCATCGAGGGCGTTAACGACGCCGTCGGTGCGGTCATGTCCGGCATCAAGGGCATGGCAGACGCCTCGAGCGAAGACCTCAAGACGGTCACCGCGACGGCGCTGGACTTCGCTGCCGCGTTCGAGGTTGATGTCACCCGCGCCACTCAGATCGCCGGGCAGATGATGAACACCGGCCTGGCGTCGGACGCAACTGAGGCGTTCGACCTCATCACCGCTGCCTCGCAGCGGGTGCCGGCGTCGCTGCGTGAGGACATGCTCGACGCGACCGACGAATATGGGCAGTTTTTCGCGACGCTGGGCTACTCCGGCGAAGAGGCGATGGCGCTGCTGGTCGACGGCGCAGAGAAGGGCATGTTCGGCATCGACAAACTCGGTGATGCGGTCAAGGAGTTCACGATCCGCTCCACCGACATGTCGACCGGCAGCAAGGACGCCTACAAGGCGATCGGGTTGGACGCCGACGAGATGGCCAACAAGATCCTCAAGGGCGGCGACAGCGCACAGAAGGGCACCCAGCAGGTCATCGACGGTCTGTTGAAGATGAAGGACCCGGCGAAGCAGGCCGAGGCCGCCATCGCCCTCTTCGGCACCCCCCTCGAAGACCTCAATACCTCCGAGATCCCCGACTTCCTCGAGTCCATGCAGGGCGGCTCGGACGCCATGGACGGCTTCAAGGGGTCGGCCAAGGAGATGGGCGACACCCTTAACGACAACTTCGCGACCCGCATGGAGGGTTGGAAGCGGACGGCTGAGGGCTTCGTCCAGGACGGTCTAATGAAGATCGCCGACTGGGGCGGCAAGGCTTTCGCGTGGGCGAAGGACAACCAGACGACGGTCGCGATCCTGGCTGGCGTCCTGGGTGGACTCACCGCCGGCATTGCCGTCTACAGCGCGACCGTGAAGATCGTGACGGCCGTGACGGCTGCATGGAACACGGTGCAGAAGCTCCTCAACGGCACGATGCGACTCAACCCCATCGGCCTCGTCGTGACCGCTCTGGCCGCGTTGGCTGCGGCTGCGGTGATTGCCTACAAGAAGTCCGACACGTTCCGGGCGATCGTCGACAAGGCGTGGGCGGTCATCAAGCAGTCGGTGTCGACGGCTTGGGAGAACTACATCAAGCCCGCATTCAAGGCCATGTCCGACTTTGTTACGGGCACCCTGATCCCGGTCACTCAGCGACTGTGGCGCGACAACATCAAGCCGGTGTTCGAGCAGATCGGCCGGATCATCCAGGTCGCCTGGAACAACGTCATCAAGCCCATCTTCCAGATCTGGAAGTCGTACTACGAGAACGTCCTCTTCCCGGTCATCCGGTTCCTGTGGACCAACGTCGTCAAGCCCGTCATGGAGCAGCTCGGGTCCGGCATCAAGAAGGCCTGGGAGAACGTCATCAGGCCGGTCTTCAACGCCCTCGGCGGGTTCATCGAGGGCAAGGTTGCCCCCGCGTTCAAGACCGGCGTCAATGCGATCAAGGACATCTGGAACGGCCTCAAGGAGATCGCCGCCAAGCCCGTCCGGTTCTTGGTGAATACGGTGTACAACGACGGTCTCCGCAAGATGATCGGCGCGATCCCCGGTGTCGACACCCCGCCTGAGATCAACCTCGGCTTCGCGTCTGGCGGCTACACCGGCAAGGGCGGCAAGTACGAGCCCGCCGGTGTCGTCCACAAGGGCGAGTTCGTGTTCTCCTCTGAGGCCACGCGCGGCAACGAGCGCGCCCTCCACGGCCTGCACAAGCAGCTGCGCGGGTACGCGAGCGGCGGCTACGTGTGGCCCGCCGTCGGCACCACCACGCAGCACACGAGCGGCTACCCGTGGGCGACCTGGGCGGGCGACATCAACCAGCCCGGCTCCGGCGACTACGGCAACCCCGTGCGCGCCTACCGCTCTGGGTCGGTGGCCTCGGCGCTGTGGAATGGCAATGACGGCTCCTACGGCAACGTGATCCGCCTGAACCACCCCGGCTTCGGCTCGACCCTGTACGCGCACCTGTCCGACATCCTTGTCAGGGCGGGCCAGAGCGTCACGGCGGGTCAGCAGATCGGCCGCGTGGGGTCGACGGGTAACTCGTCGGGGCCGCACTTGCACTTCGAGATCAGTGGCGGGTCTGCGTCTGCCGGCGCCAGCGGCAATGCGGGCATCGGGTCGTCGGGGTCCGCGACGATCGCCGGTCACAGCGAGGGCAGCTGGCTCTCCGCGATCGGCAACATCAAGGAGACCTTCTCGAACGTGAAGGACGGCATCGCCAAGCTCGCCAACATGTCCGGTGGGTTCGCGGGCATGATCTCGGGCGCTGCGAGGAGCCTCGGGAATAGCGCGATCCAGTGGATCAACGACAAGATCCCGAACCGCCTGCTCCCCGACAACCCCATCCCGAAGTTCGACAACGGCGGGTGGATGATGCCGGGTTCGATGGGTGTCAACCACACGTCGCGTCCTGAGCCGGTGTTCACCGACGCGCAGTGGTCGACGCTGCGGATGGCTACCCGTTCGGCGATGGTCGGCGGCGGCAGGCTCGAGGGCAAGTCGATGCTCGCTGAGCAGAAGGCTGCCACGGCCGCCACTCGCGCTGCCGTCGACGAGCTCCGCGCACTTCGCGCCGAACTCCCTCCCAGCATCCGCGGTGAGGCTACTCGCGTCATGGATCGCGCCGCTGCTGAGGGCGCAAGGAGGCGTAACTGATGACCGCGACCTGGGAAGCATCCTTCGGCGATCTCGACTTCTCACCTGCCGCCCAGCATGGCGAGGTGACGGTCGAGGTCCACGGCCTCCAGCGCGGCAAGCACACTCGCATCACGGCGGTGGCTGACTCGCTGATCCAGGACGGGTCGATCGAGCGGGTTGTGCGTGACGACAACCGCGACGTGCAGCTCGTTCTTTGTCTTGACGGCTCGGATTCGGAAGCCCTCGCGCAGTATGAGGCGACTTTGTTCCGTGAGGTCAACAAGGGTCGTAACGAGTTCCGTTGGACGCCCCCGGATGGTTTCGGGGCGACGGCGGTGTTCGATGTGCTGTGGGCTGACCTGGCGTTCGCGGACGACGACAATGTGTGGGATCTGGATGAGATCCGGGGCCGCCGTAACTATGTGTTGACGTTGCGGTGTCTGCCGTTCGCGCGGTCGGTGGAGCCGTTCACGGTGGAGGGTTTGACGTCGGAGGCTTCGGCGTCGACCACTGTCATTGACGACGCTTCGTCTGCTGCGGCTTGGTCGTCGTCGGATGGGACTGCGGTCACGGCGGCGGGTGGCGCCGTGTCGATGCCGATGCCCGTAGTGAATGGTGCAGTCAACTACGGCAACCGCCGACTCTATCGGGATGGGTCGGTGACCATTCCGGGTGGCTCCTACGTCTACCTTGATTGGCGCGTCGTGTCGTCGTCGCCCGCCAAAGACATTCGGGTTCGTGTTGACGACGCCATCGGAAACGGCACCCTGATCGAAGTGGGCAACTCTGGCGTTGCGCCTCGCCCCGGCTTTGTCAGGACCATTTTCCGCGCGGTCCTTGAGTTCACGACGACGAGGCTGCTCGCTGATGCGTGGGGGTCGTTCACCGACGCGGATGCGACCGCTTCATTCGAGGTCGACGGCATCGCGTACACGAACCAGGCGCCGTTCGTGGGGACTCTGCGCCAGAAGGTGTCGGGGGTGGATGTGCCGGGTTCGGCGCGGACCCCGGCGTCGTTGGCGATCACTCACCCGTCGTCGGTGCTGGGGAACGTTCTGGTTTACACGGGCAAGAGCGCCCGTCCTGGCTACCTGCCCGCCTTGTCGCCCTACCAGTCCGCCTCGTTCCTGAACGACTCGACCTATGTGGCCGGTCGCCGCGCGAGGGCGTCGACGGCGGAGTACGACGTCCCGGTTGCGAACCTGAATCCTGGGCTGCACCAGATCCTGATGCGCGCCCTGCCGGGCACCTATGACGTGTCGGCTTCGCTGCGGGTTGGCGGGGTGGATGTGGGCGTGCCGGTCGTCGGGCGCAGGTCGTCGATCCTGCTGGCGGCCGACTCTGCTGGGTTCCCGATCTACTCGCTGGGTTCGATCACACTGCCGCCTAGCGAGGTTCCGGCCGTGTCGACCGCCACGGTTCGAGTCACCGTGACGCGGGTCAGTGGGAGCGTCGACTACCCGATCGACGAGGTGTGGGCGTTCCATCTTCCCGACGACGGCTCCGCTCACCTGTCCGCGGTCCCGGCTGGCACGGCTCGCCGCGTTCGGTTCGACGTGCCGACAGTCAACTCGCCGCACGCCGCCTGCTACATCGGGACCGCCGCCGACGACACGGACGCCTACGCAGTGTCGGGCGCGGACTCCAACTGGGATGAGCACGAGGTGAGCGCGGGGATGAACCAGATATTCTCGGTGACTACGGAGGCGCTCGACGCGGCTGTGACCGCCACGGGGTTCGCTCGCTGGCTGACCCACCCGGCCGCCTGATGTTGCGTATCCGCGTCAACGGGCGCTGGCTCCACGCGTTCACCCACGTCTCGGGCGTGAAGTACCGCCACGGCGCGGACGGCGGCTGTCTCGAGGCGTCGTGGTCCATCTCGCAGCGACCGTCCGCTCTCGCGAACCCGACCCTTCTGCGGGGTGCGCGAGTGGAGGTTTTCAACGGCGTCAACCGTGTCTGGGTGGGGCGGCTCACCGAGGGCGGCGAGGCGTCGTCGGAGTGCTACGCGACGGGGTTCATCAACGACACCCACCGCCTGCTCGCGCTCAGTGGCGACCTGAACGCCGACCTGAACACTGCGGTCGCTAACGGGGCGGGGTTCACTTACGCCAACGGGACCGCACCCCCCGCACAGCCGACCGACACCCCTGGCGGCTACCTTCACGATGCGGTCACCCTGGCAGCCACGGCGGCATCCAAGCGGGCCACCGTGCGCGCTGACGGGGTGCTGCGGTTCGAGTCTGACTCGACCGCCCCCGCCTACTACGTGGTGCCCGGTGTGGGTGTCATTGGTCGCGCCGACGAGGACTACATCACCCACGTCACCGTCCTTTACGTCTCGGCAGTGGCGGGGACGCCGCCGACGCCGAGCGCCACGGCAACCGTGACTGCCTCGAGTGCTAGTGCGGCGGCGCTGTATGGCCGCTCTGACTACTTCGTCGACCTCCGCGACCGTGGCTTGCACACGTCCACGGAGGCGATGAATGTCGCCCAGGGTGTGCTCGCGAAGGGCGGCGCACGGCTGTCGTTCGCGAACAGCATCACCCTGACTGGCGACCAGCTCCGCACGGCGGGCGGGCAGCGGGTGTCGCTGGCGGAGATGCGCGCCGGCCACATGGTGCGCTTCATGGGCGTGCAGACCCCCGAGCGGGTTGCCCGCGCCTCGTTTGACGTGATCGTGGGCGCCACCGACTACGAGGCTGGCAGCGGTCAGATCACCCTCTCGCCGCTGGGTCTGGCCCCCCGCAACCTCGCCGACATCATCGCCACGGTGCCGTCGCGGTTCTCGAAGCTCAACCCGAATCCCGGAGCGGGGGCGACAGCAGCATGACCACTCGACCTTACACATCTAGGAGCTGAACATGGCGGGGACGCTAGACATTGGCAATGAGCCGTTGGGGCTGAACGTCACGCTCGCTGCTGGCACCGACTTCGTGTCCGAGGTCGAGTACATGGTGGCGGGTGCGGTGGCGGATTGGCCGGTGGGGACGTCGCTGTCTCTGCTGTTCGACGACGGCAACCTCGCGACTTGGGCGGCGACCATCACGGGTGCGGTTGCCCGATTCGACGTCGACAAGGCGGACACGGCGGCGATCCCGAAGGCGTCGCGGGTGCGGTTGCAGTACACGAACGGGTCAACGGATCGTGCGCTCGCGGTCGGAAGGGTGCGTCGCTTTGACTGATCTGGCGAACAACTCACAGGTTCGGATCTCGCAGCCGGGGCTCCGTAGCGGCATCTATGTGCTCGAGGGACCTCCGGGTCGGGGCATCGAGTCGATCGCCCGCACCGCGGGCTCTGGCGCCCCCGGCACCGTCGACACGTACACAATCACCTACGAGGGCGGCGGGACGACGACCTATCAGGTGACGAACGGCGAGGATGGCACGAGCGGCCGCGCCGTCTCCACGATCGCCCGCACCGCGGGCTCTGGCGCCCCCGGCACCGTCGACACGTACACAATCACCTACTCGGATGCGACGACCTCAACCTTCACAGTTACTAACGGAGCCGACGGCACTGACGGGACCGATGGGGTCGGCCTCCCCGCGGGCGGGACTGCTGGGCAGGTTGTAGCCAAGGCCAGCGGCGCCGACTATGACTATGAACTGGTCGCGCCGCCGTCTGGCGGTGGCCTCGCCCTAACCCGGAAAACCCACGATCCAACCTCCTCGACCGATGTCGGGACCACCTCAACCTCGGCTGTGGATGTCAGCGCCTCCAACCTCGTCGTCACGTTCACAGTGCCGACCAGTGGGACTGTCCGCGTGACCCTGCAAGCGATGCCGTCCGGACCTAGTAACGCCAACATCTTTTGGACCCTGCGAGAGGGGACCACTGATTTGGCGGTAGGCCGCCCAGTTGCCTTCTCCACTACCCAAGTGCGGGCACACGTCGAGTTCGTCATCACCGGCCTGACGCCCGGCGCAACTAAGACGTGGAAGTGGGCTCATTACGTGAACAGTGGCACCGGCTATACCTCGTTTGGCGGCGGCAGGACTGCCGGCAGCGCTAGGGGTCCGGCAGTGATGGAGGTTTACCCCGCATGAGTATCGTGACCACCAACCGCGAGATCGACTTGCCTCAGCTCGACGCCGAAGTCGCCGCCGCCGCAGGACTCGCTGAACCCCCCGGCCTGTCTGCGCGCACCACCGAGACCAGCGACGGCATTGAGGCGATCGTGCGCTGCGACCACCCCGCAGTCACGCAGACCATCCTCGGCGACGCGATCGACGCGCACGTCCCGATCCAGGCGCCCGACCCTGCCGCCGCACAGGCCGCCGTCACCGCGGTCGCCGCGATGGTCGTGCAGTCCCGTGCCGCCGCCGGGGACCTCACCGAAGCGGAAGCTGTGGCGGTCGCCCCCGCGTTCCCCGTGTGGGCGCCCGGCGAGCCCGTCACCCCCGGGGACCTGCGCTACCACCAGGGCGCGCTCGTGGAGGCGATCCAGGGCCACACCACCCAGGCCGACTGGGCGCCCGAGGCCACCCCGGCGCTGTGGAAGACCTACCGCGACCCCGACGTAGCCGCGGCCTGGGTGCAGCCGGGATCGGCAGACGCGTACCCCAAGGGGGCGAGAGTGACCTTTGGCGGATCTACCTACGAGTCCACGATATCCGCGAACGTTTGGGCTCCCGATGTGCATGGATGGGTGAAGATTTAGGCCACGTTGACCCACGTCTCGCGGCGCACGATTCGACTGATGCTTGTCTGGTCGATGCCGAACTCGTCGGCGAGATCGACTTGGCGAGCTCCGGCCGCATACTTCACGCGGATTCGCTTGACCATTTCCTCTGTAACCTTGGCTCGACCATTCCCCTCTCCAATGACGTCAAGCAGCTTGTTGGCGCGCGCGTGCAGTACGTTCTCGAGCCCCGTTATGTACTCAAGATTGTCGACATGGTTGTTGGTCTTTACGCCATCTTTGTGATTGACGTTGTACTCGCCGCGCCGCGATCCCAAGATGCCCGGTGGCCGGGGAAGGAATGCTTCAGCCACCAAGGAGTGCATTGCACCTGAACTCGGTCCGGGTGAAGCCCACAACTGAACAGCGACAGGAGCCCCCATGCCCCGACTCATGCTGCTGCCCTACCCGCTGCTCGCCGTAGCGATGGGCCTCGGCTACCTGCTCGGCGAGGAACGCCGCACTGCCAGCCAGTCGTTCCGTGCCGCCAAGTCCGTGGCCCCGATGGATGCCTGGGGCGTGATGTTCCTCCTCGGCGCCCTGGCCCTCACCCTCGCCCTGCTCACCGCGCACCGCCACGCCCTCGGCGCAGCCCTGTTCGTCGGCGGAGCCATCTACTCCTGGTGGTCCCTGTGCTTCCTGCTCTCAGCCCTCAACGACCCCAACGCCTCCGTCGCTGCCCCAGCGGTCCACGGCTTCATCTCAGCGATGCACTACCTCGCGGGCTGGGCAGTCTGGGCCGGGCACCGATGACCTTCCACGTCCCGCACCCCCGCCGCTGGACCGGTCTCCGGCCCTGGCGCCGCCACTCGCTGGTCCTGACCCTTGGCGGGTTCATCTACCTCTCGGTCGGCATCGTCTACGTGATCTCGGACGCCACCCCGTCGCGCAACGCCTCCCTCGAGCTGGCGCTGAACGTCGCGCCCTTGCAGGTGTGGGGACTGATCTGGTGCGCGGCCGGGATCGCCGGCGTCATCTCCGCGCGCTGGCCACCGGCGAACGAGAAGTGGGGCTACACCGTCATGTCGTCGATGTCCGCGCTTTGGGCCGCCGCCTACGCGCTCGGCGTCCTCGTCCTCGACACACCCCAGCAGGGACTCTCGGGCGCCGCCGTGTGGTCGCTCGTGGCTCTGCTGTGGTGGGGAATCTCTGGTCTGGAGAACCCCGGACGCGTGCTGCGGAAGGGGTGACCATGCCGCCCATCGGCGACACCGCACTTGCCACCATCATCGCCGCCGCCATCGCGGGTCTAGTCGGATGGGCCACCAACCGGTCCTCGGCCCGGGCGCAGCGCGTCACCGCCGCCACCTCCTCGCGTGCCGACGTCGAGAAGGAGGCCTTTGAGCGGGCGGCGACGTACTACACCGGGGTCATCGACCGGCAGAACACCGAGGCCGTGGAGGACCGCGCCGAGATCGCCGGGCTCAAGGTGCTGCTGGCGATGGCGAAGGGCTACGTGCGCATCCTCACCGCCCACATCCGCTCGCGTGGTGACGTGCCGCCCGACCCGCCGGCCGGGCTCGACCTCGACTCGCCCTGATCCGCACCCACCTAGCCCGCGCCGTCTGGTGGTTGGGCCGACCTCGCATGTCCGAAGGAGCACCGATGGCCCTCACTGACCTAGCCGCCGCCTGTCGCAAGTCCGGCCTGACCGTCGTGGAGGTCCCCGGCTGGCAGGGCCGCACCCGCCCCGGCTCGTTCGCCCCCCGCGGCATCCTCGTGCACCACACGGGCGGTTCGTCAGACTCGCGCGCCTACGTCGACTGGATGGCCCTTGAGGGCCGCAGCGACCTGCCGGCGCCCCTCAGTCAACTAGCCCTCTCCCGTACAGGGATCGTGTACGTCTGCGCCGCTGGTCGGGCCAACCACGGCGGCGAGGCCAAGGCGACCGGACCCATGCCCGCGGGGGACGCCAACGCGCTCTACGTCGGCATCGAGGCCATGAACACCGGCTCCGAGGGTTGGACCGCCACCCAGTACGACGCCTACGTGGCCCTGTGCGCCGCCCTCTGCGAGCACTACGGCTGGCCCGCCACTCACGTCCGCGCCCACCGCGAGACCTCCGTCACGGGCAAGTGGGACCCCGGCCTGCTCGACATGGACCGCTTCCGCAACGACATCGCCAACCACGAAGGAGCCGACCCGATGGCCGACTACGCAGACCAGCTCGACGACATCCAGGGTGGCATCGACGCCATCCTCTCCGGCCAGGCGAAGGCCCAGCGCCAGAACGCCGCCATCCGCAGCAAGGTCACCAAGCTCGTCAAGAAGGGCAACGCGACCCGCGCTGACCTCGAGGACGTGCTGGCCGCACTCGACAACGAGGAGAACTGACATGAGCCTTCCCGCCACCACCAAGACCGAGCCCGCCCTGGTCGCCGGCATCACCGCAGCCGTCGCCGCCGTCCTCGCGCTGCTGGTCGCGTTCGGCCTCGACATGACCGCCGAGCAGCAGACCGCGATCCTTGGCGTCGTCGCTGTCGTCGCCCCTCTCGTCGCCGCGATCGTGACCCGCTCCAAGGTCACCCCGGCCAACCGGCCCTGACGATGGTGCAGGTCTGGCAGGCCCACCTCAGTGGCCGCTACGACGCCACCCGCGGGCAGTGGTGGAACGCGCTGTCCTACCTCTCCGAGCAGGCCGACGTCATCACGCTCACCGAGGGCTTGCAGGCGCGCGAGTGGATCGCTGAGTGGGCGATGGCTCACGGCTGGGAGCACGTCCAACCCAAGGGCGCTGAGAACGGCATCCTGTTCCGTGGCCTCGAGCGCGACCGGGACGGCCAGCGAGACGCAGCGGTGCGGGCGGAGGGCGTCACCGAGCTCAGCCAGCGCCTCCCGTCCGGCAAGCGCGTCACCGCCACCTGGGCCAAGGTCAACCTGCACCAGCGCGCCAGGCCCGTTGCGTTCGTCGTGGCCCACCTGCCGGCGAAGGTCGAAGGGCGGTCGTGGTTCGCGCGCGGTCGCCACTACGCCACGCACGTCCAGGCGGTGCGGGGACTCAAGCGGGTGGCGGCTGAGCAGAATCGGCGCGTCTCGCTGACCTTCGACGCCAACCTCAACCTCCGCCGACCGTGGGTGCGCGCCTGGGAGCGGGTCGCGTTCCGGCGCTACCAGCCCGCCTGGCGTGGACGACTCCCCGAGGCCGGCACGTTCAAGGGGCGCATCATCGACTGGCTGCTCGTCGGCCGCGGCATCAGGTGCGACCAGGCCGAACCGCTGCGACGAATCGACGGCTTCGACCACCGCCCGTTCGTGGTGACGCTGCGGGTGTGAGGTGCTAGGCTGATCCGACCGACCTGATGCGGCACACACGTCAGGATGGAGCGCCCCACCAAGACGCTCAATGCACCGCCCCGTCGCCCTGAGTCATAGGCTCAACAGGTGGCGGGGCGGTTGCTTTGCCACCTGCACACACCGACGCCCCGCGTCGTCTCGCTACGGCGGGGCGGTGCGGGGCGTTTGTGCGTTGCTAGGGCTCGATCGACGGCAACCCACGCGCTTCACGGACGACGGCCACCGATTCGGGGGAGCCGTCGAGTAGGTAGTCGGTGCGCTTTGCGGCCGGAATGACGACGCGAGTGATCTCGCAGTCCGCGACGTCGCCCGTCTGTCCGGCGGCGTCGTAGACGGCAGCACAGACCTCCCAGTCGTCACCGGCTACGAGGTACTCCTTGAGGAGTGTCGGCAGGTCAGCGGGGTTGTGGGGGCCTGCCCACTCCTCGAAGTCGCGCCGGTCGATCTGGTAGCGCGCCTTGCTCTCGATGGTGGTCTCGATTGTCACTTCGACCTCGAACGTCTGGTCATTCTCGGCGCCATGCTCAGCACTCACAACCCCTCCTCCTCGCACGCCGAGCACGTCCACTCGTCGAGGTGGCAGATGCCCGCCTCGTGGTTGGCGCGCGCACGGTCCTCGGCTGCGGTGACTGCGGCGATGAGGTCGGTCATGGCTTCTCCTTCACGTAACGCTCGAGGTGTTCACGGATGACGGCCGAGAGGTTGGTGCCGGTCGCGGCTGCCTTGGTCACGACGCCTCCCGCTTCCAGCGTTGCAGCGTGTTCGTGCTGAGACCCGTCGCGGCGGACACCTCCGAGAATGATCCACCCTCGGTCAGCACGCGCACCACGGCGGCGCGGTACTCCGCCTGGGCCTTCTCCGACTTCTCGGCGGTGCGCGTCAGGAGCCGGATCTGCGCGTCGGTCAGGGTTCCGCGAGGTCGAGACACGCGGCGAATCGTAGCGGTCACTGCTCTGAATTCGATCGGTTGGGACCGAAAGACTCGATCTCGGCGGTCAGCGCCTCGACCTTGCGCTCGAGCACGCGGTTCGCGTCGATGGCGTCTTGCAACTGCCGTCCCTGCTCGCTGGACCGAGCGGACCAGGCGGCGTAGATCCGGTTGAAGGCGTCGGCGATCGACGACCGGCCCCACCGGGGACCGGTCGGGTCGTAGTAGCCGACGCAGGAACGCATGGCCTCATGGGCCGCGTCGCGCTCCTCCTCCATCTCTCGGACCGCCCGGTTGATGCGGGACAGTTCCCACTCGTAGGGCAGGACGATGAACGGGCCGCCGTCGAAGGGCCACTCGTAGCGCATCTGGCCGCGCTCCGAACTGGCGGCGTTGATCCACATGTCGCCGTCTGGGGCTCCGTTGCGCATGGCCCGCACCCAGGCTCGACCATCAGAGAGATCGAGGAGTGCGGCAGCCTCGGTGGGCGCGTCGTCGGTGGAGCAGATGATCTGGTGGTCGCCCAGGTTGAGCCTGGCGCGCAGTTGGTCCGCCTCGCGCTCGGCGACGGAGCGGTGGAACTCCTCATCGGCGAGGCGCTCGGTCAGGGCTTCGATGCGCCCCTCGGCGTCCGCGGCAGAGGCCAGCGCCTCGGCGTAGCGCCGCGCCGCCGGGCGGAGCGTGGGGTCACTGGCGGCGCTCACAGGAACACTCCCGCGCCTGCCTGGGCGCAGCCCTGGCAGTAGAGCGAGCCGTCGTCGGCGAAGTCGAAGAACTGTTCGCGCACAGTCTCGCGGTCGCCGAGGTCATCGGGCAGGTCGTGGACGCTGAGGCCGCACTCTGTGCACTCGGTCTGGTACATCAGGCGCTCCTTCCGGTCAGGTCTGACGTGGGCGGTTGACTTGTCATGCCTCGAACCCTAGCGCACATCGCCACGGAACTCTAGCGACACTCGCCATGAAACCGGGGTGAGTCACGCGCCGACCCGCGCAAGAGGCGGGCGGGGTTGGGGGGTGGCCGATAAGTGTCCTAATGCGTTCTTGTGGTACTGTAAGGCAATGTCGCAATCTGAACTTTCGCCCACGAGAGACCTGACCGGAAGGACCGCCCGATGAGCGCTTCGATCACCGAACAGGACGTGCGCCAGGCCGCGCTCCAAGATGCTCGACGGGCGGCCGTCAATGCGGTGCTCGCCACCGGCATCAGCCGCGGCGCTGGCCTGTCGGAGATGCCCCAATGCCACGCCAATCGGTGCTGGTGCGGAGGGGGAGAAGACCTGCTGAACAACCTCGTCAACCTCGTGCTCACTCGCGCCGCCGACGAGGTGTCCCGTGCGCTGCTGCTGGAGGGCGACGAGGACGCCGCACGGCTCGACCACCAGCGCGCCGCCTGGGACGAGGGCTACATGCACGTCATGCAGCACGGGACGGGCCGCAGCACCCGGAGCATGAACCCCTACCTGACGGCGGCAGACCAGTGAGCGCGCAGGCCGAAGCCCTCCGCACCGCCGCCCGGCGATTCGTCGAGGACATGGCACCCGCATGGGGTGGCGACTCGCAGCGGCTCACGACCGGGACCCGGGTGGCCGAGGTGGTCGCCTGCGTGCTCCGCGAGATGGCTGCCGGCCTGGAGGGCGACGAGTGCGCCCACGAGTGGCTCGATCGACCCGAGTCCGACACCCGCGAGTGCCTCATCTGCGGGACGGAGGTGGCCGGATGAGCGCCTGCCTGAACGTCTGCATCGTCAGCGATGACGAGGGCCGCGGCTACTACTGCGACGAGTGCCCCGAGCGGCGCCCCGTCCGACTGCCCACCCTGCCGGGCAAGGTCGACGGGATCGTGGGCTGGGACCCGCTGGTCCTCCAGTGCCGCGACTGCGGCGCCACCTATACCGGCACGCGCCGCAGCGTCGCCGCCGACGTGATCCTGTCCGGCTACCACTTCCACATCTGTGAGGGCCAGGGCGGGAACCGCCGCTGCCCGGACTGCCTCGCCGCCGTCGAGGCGGCGTGCCCGAACCGAGGGAGGCACCAGTGATGGCTCAGTCCTTGGCCCAGAGCTGCACTGTGGACTTCGCGAGTCCCGCAGCCTCCGCAACGGCGGTGTACGACCCGCCGGCCTCAATGGCGGCCACCACAGCTTCCCGCAGCCGGGCCTGCGCCCGGTCGGAGGCCGTGCGTGCCCGCCGGAGCTCCCGTAGCTGTTCGGCGGGCACCTCGCCTCGAGGGCGGGGCACTCAGACCGCCGCCGCGTCGAGCTTGGCCCAGGTCAGCGAGTGCGACCGACCGACGATGTTGCCGGCCGCGTCGAAGATGAACCAGTCGTGGCCGGTCATGCGCCACGACTTGCGGATCGCCATGCCGTTCCAGGGGTTCACGTACTCCGAGATGTACAGCTCGCCGTTGACGTGGAAGGACTTGCCCTTCGTCTTCATCCAGGCGATGTCGTTGCGGTGGGCCTTGTTCTGCGCAGTGGTGGTTTCCATGGGAGTAACGTACCGCGTATCGGTACGTTACGCAACCCCTAAGATCGAGTCTTTCGGTCCCGACAGGAGCGCCCAGTGACCCTAGTCGACGACTTCCTCACCTGGGCCGAGCGCGACCGCAACAGGTCCCGCCACACTCTCGCCCGATACCGCACCGTCCTCGCCAAACTGGGCGCCACCTGCGACCCCGCCACCGCCACCGTCGAACAGGTAGAGGCGTGGTGGGCGACGCGCTACGACGCCGCACCCGGTACCCGCGAGAACGAGCTCGCCTGCCTGCGGTCGTTCTACCGCTGGATGATGCGCTTCGACCACCGCCCCGACGACCCCACGCGCCGACTCGACGCGCCCAAGGTGCCGAACAAGGTTCCGCGGCCGATCGGGCAGTCCGACCTCGACCGGCTCATGGGGCCGCTCACCGAGGACGCTCCCGACGTGCGCCGGGCCATCGCTCTCGGCGCCTACTCAGGGATGCGCGTCAGTGAGGTCGCGGGACTCGACTGGTCGATGATCGACCAGGAGTCGCGGCGCATCTACGTCCGGGGCAAGGGGCGCAAGGAACGAGTGTTCGGCCTCTCCCCCATCCTGCTCGACAAGCTGCTACCCGAGGTGGAGGGCAACGTCGTGTGCGCCGGGGGCAAGCCTCACAGCGCCGACACCTTGCAGCGACGGGTCAACCGGCTCATGGAGCGCAACGGCATCCACCACACCTTCCACGACCTCCGCAAGCGTGCCGCCACCCTCGCGCTCGCCAAGGGCGTCAATCCCGTGGCGGTGACCCAGGCGTTCGGGTGGTCCAGCATCCAGACCGCGCAGGCATACGCGGTCGTCGGCGACGAAACCCTCGACGAGATCGCCGCCGCCATCGTCTGAGCGCGATGGTGGCTCCCTCCCGCGAGCCTCGACCGTCCTCATGCGACCAGCCCCGCGATAGCCGCACGCCGCTCAGAGTCGTCCACGGCGATGTAGCGCTGCGTCGTCTCGAGCGAGGAGTGCCGCATCAACTCCTGCACGACCCGCATCCCCACGCCCGAGCGCGACAGGTTGGCGCCGAACGAGTAGCGCAGGCGGTGGACAGCCCCCCGGCCACCGATGCCGCACGCGCGGAAGTGGGCGCGCATCTCGTTACCGACCAGCGACGGGGACACGTGGTCGCGGTGGTGCTGCGGGGAAGGGAACCAGTAGTCGGCGCGCGGGTAGTCCTGGGCGCGCTCCCACAGCAGCGGGTGAGTCGGCAGGACAGCCTCACGCCCACCCTTGCCGCACACGTACAGCTCGCGCTTGTCGATGTCCTTGCCGCTGAACTTGGCGATCTCGTGCGAGCGGAGGCCGGCGAGGACTCCGAGCAGGAGCCACGTCTTCATCCGGTCATTGGCGGTGGCGAGGACGGTGGTCATCTCCGTGCTACTGAGCGGCTTCGGCTGGGGCGGCGGGGCGCTTGGGCGACGCATCTTCTCGATAGGCGATGACGACACCGCGCCTGTCTCGAGGAGGAACGTGTAAAGCGACTTGAGGTGTGACATGTAGGTGCCGCGGGTCCAGCCTCGGTAGCCCATCAGCCAGTCGGCGACGTTGTGCGCGGGCGGCTCGAACGTGCCGAATCGACGCAGGTAGATCGCAGCGAACTTGACGCGCTGCTCGACGGTGGTGGGCGCGTAGCCCTGGACGGTGAGCCAGTTCTTGTAGAGAGGGAGCATGCGCTTGGGGTCTACGGACCCAAGGTTGGTCGCGGGTTGGTTATCCCGCACGACCGAAAGGCGCGGATGGGTGAGCCCGCCGCCCTCCTGATGTGCCACCTCAACGCTCATGGATCAGGCCGCGAATCGCAGGTGCGCCAGTTGGGCATTACCGCGCGTACTACGAACCGGCCCACCGTCAGGGCCGTGATCGCCCGACTGCTCGCCCGTCTTGAGCCAGGTGTGGTCCACGCCCGTCATGAGCGCCCACTGGGCCAGGATCGCCGGCCGCGGCTCGTCCTGGTCGTTGAGCCAGCGAGAGAGCGTCGAGCGGGAGTAGCCGAGGTCGTCGGCCATCTTCCCGACCGGGATGTCGCCGAGGGCGAGGCGCATTCGCCAGCCGAGCGTGATTGTCGGGATGTGGCCCGAAGTGGTCATCGTCGTCGTGTGACCACTATGGGGCATGTGTCGCAATACCGTCAAGGAACCACACTGGTGGAATTAGCCCAGCACGGGGGGTTGCCCATCCTGCGACATTTGTCGTAAGTTCGGCGCATGCCCAAAATTGATGACGAGCTGATCGGCACCGCCGAGGCAGCCACGATCCTCGGACGGGACCGCCGAACCGTGCAGCGACACGTGCTCTCCGGCGCCCTCGTCCCAGCCCACACGCTCCCCGGACGCACCGGAGCCCACCTGTTCAGGCGGGGGGACGTTCTGGCGCTGGCGGAGGCAATCGCTGAGCGAGCGAAGGCCAAGGCGTCATGAGTCCTCCTGGCCTCACCGCCACCACGGAGTCTCCCGGCGAACAGATCACCGGGGAGAGGGTCACCGACCTCTCAACCAAGAGCGGCCAGGAGCGCTATCTCGTCGACGGGCTCGGCATGACCTACCCACAGGCGAAGGCCATGCTCCGCGCCTACGAGCGCGACATAGCCGACGCCCACCGCATCGGCAACACCACCGCCCGCTCGGACGCCTCGTTCATCGGCTGGCTGATGTCCCAGGCCCCCGGTCACCGCAACCGCCCCGTCCGCAAGTGGCGCGTGGGCGAGGCGGGATGGAGGACGGCGGGATGAGGGCGCGTTCGATGGGGTCGCATCACTCTCACCGCGCAGGGACGACCACTTGGCTCACTCCGCCGCACATCATCGACGCGCTTGGCCCCTTCGACCTTGACCCATGCGCGGCGCCGGGATGGCAGACCGCCGACGAGCACTACACCTTGCCGACTGACGGCCTCGCACAGCCCTGGCGCGGCATGGTGTGGCTCAACCCGCCCTATGGCGCTGAGGCGTGGACTTGGCTCGACAGGCTTGCTGAGCACGGCGCAGGCATCGCACTCATCTTCGCCCGCACCGAGACTGCCGGATTCGTCGAGCAGGTCTGGCGGAAGGCCGACTCGGTGCTGTTCCTGCACGGTCGTCTGCACTTTCACTACCCGGACGGCACCCGAGCGCCCGCCAACAGTGGCGCCCCCTCGTGCCTTGTCGCCTACGGGCGTGAGGCGGCGCAACGTCTCGCGGAATGCAACCTGCCCGGCTCTCTGGTCGGCACATGGCACTCCGCACCACTCACCACCTCCACCACCAGGAGCCACCCATGAAACCCACTCACCTTCGAGACGCCGCCCTCGAAGCCCAGACCCACGCCGCCGACCCGAGGCTGATCGCGGCGGTCGACATCGCGATCGAGCGGCTGATCGACTCGGGCGAGGCGTTCAGCGCTGACTCAGTGCGCGACCTCATCCCCGCCGCAGCCCTGCCTCTCGTTGGCGGCAGATTCCGGTCGTACATGATGCGCCGTCACCCGCGCATGGTCGACGTCGTGGGCGAAGTTCAGTCCACCTGGCCGGCGACCCACGGCAAGAAAATCTGCCTCGTGAGGGGCGCCGACGAGGCCGAGCAGGTGGCGTCGTGAGCGCCCTGCACACCCTCGCCTACGCCACCGCCCGCCTCCTAGGCGAGACCTGCAACGCGCTCGCTCGACGCATCGGGAAGCCGGGGGTGCGGTCGTGAGTAGATCCATGCCGCCGTTCGTCGAGCGGGAGCGAAAGGCGGACGACCCCCGCTGCGGTACCACCACCGGCTGGGCGCGTCACCAGAAGGCCGGGGAGCGACCGTGCGACGCCTGCTTTGCTGCCAAGTCGGCCTACGACAAGCGCTACCGATCGGCGGACGACAAGACCCGCCGCAACCGCCTGCACTCCAAAGCGCAGGCCAAGGCGCTTCGGGCGTTGAAGCACGCACACGAAAGCGAGTACCGCGCCCTCTATCTCGCCTACAAGGAGCAGTTGCTCGGCGAGGTCACCACCTAAAACCACCGCCGCGTCCGGCCGGAGAACTAGCCCCGGCCGCGGCGGCACCAGACAGCACGAACGGGCCGCACCCATCACAGCCGGCCCGCTCGCAATCAACCCTGCAAGGAGTCTACGCATGACCAGCAGATCGCACATCCAGCTCGACGACCCGGACATCTTGGAGCGCATGGCGTGGGACCTCGAACTCCCCGTCGAGCCTGATGCTGCCCGCGGCCTGATGTTCCTGCGCGTCGGGACCACCACGTTCGCCGCGCCGATGCGTGAGGTGACCGGATGACCCACCACCACCTCACCCGCGCCCGCGAGCAAGCAGAGACCGCCGCCGCGCGAATCGAGCTTCGTACCCACGACCCGCGACCACGACTCATCGACGGACGCGAGCCCCGACCCCTGGGGTGGGTCTTTAGTCAGCCCGGCAGCAACATCGCAAGGAGGAAGCCATGACCGCGCTCCTGTACGCCCCGTCCATCTGGGCGCTCATCGGCATCGTCTACGGCGGCCTCGCTGTCGCCTGCTGGTGCGAGGGCCGCAAGAACCGGACCCTCACCACCTACACCCTCCCCAACGGCGACGGCACCTTCACCGACATCACCCCCGCCGACCGTGACGCACTCCTCGCGCAGGGGTGGCACGAGATCGAGGTGGCGGCACTTTTGCCCACGTCAGACCTGACCGAGAGGGGCGCCCGGTGAAGCATGTCGTGATGTTCTCCGGGGGCCTCGGCTCCTGGCTGACCGCCCGGCGCGTCGCCGCCGAGCACGGCACCGACGACCTGGTGCTGCTGTTCGCCGACGTTGGCTCCGGTCGCTCCCCGCACGTCGGCGAGGACGAGGACGCCTACAGGTTCATCAACGAGGCCGCCGCGAACGTAGGCGGCGAGCTGGTGATCGTGGCCGATGGCCGCGACATCTGGCAGGTGTTCCGTGACGACAGGTTCCTCGGCAACAGCCGCCTCGCCAACTGCTCCAAGTTCCTCAAGCAGAAGCCGTGCCGCGACTGGCTGGAGGCCAACGCCGACCCCGACGAGACCATCGTCTACGTCGGGATCGACTGGACCGAGACCCACCGCCTGCCCGCCATCGAGAAGGGCTGGGCGCCCTACCCGGTGCGCGCCCCCATGACCGAGGCGCCGCTGCTGGACCGCGACGACATGCAGGAGCTGTGCGCCGAGGCCGGCATCGCCCTACCCCGCCTCTACCGCGCCGGGTTCGCGCACAACAACTGCGGTGGGTTCTGCGTCCGTGGCGGCCAGGCGCAGATGGAGCTACTGCTGCGCGAGCACCCCGAGCGGTACGCCTTCCATGAGGCCGAGGAGCAGAAGCTCCGCGACCATCTCGACAAGGACGTGTCGGTCCTCAAGGACCGCACGCGGGGCACCACGACCCCCCTAACGTTGCGGAAGTTCCGTGAGCGCCTGGAGGACCAGCCGGACCTGTTCGACCCGCTCGACGTTGGCGGCTGCGGATGCTTCGTGGCCGAGGAGGTGGGCGCATGATCCCGATATTGTTTGTCGCGCCCGATGGCGAGGATGAGCCGACGCTCTGGCGCGCGACCCGCGGTCCCGACCTCCCGGCAGCCGTCCTGCGCCGCTGCGACTTGCCAAGTGAACACCGCGACCTGTGGGAGCACATCGCGGGCTCCGTCGCGGTCCGCTCTTTCGGTCCCGAGGGAGCCGACCAGTGACCCCCGACCTCCGCGCCGCCCTCGCCACCATTGGCGTCGACCCAGACGGGCCGCGCGACTACCACGACCCCGAGTGGACCGCCTGGGGGGAAGTGCTCGCTGACCGGCGCGCTGACCAGGGTCGAGGGGTGGTGGGGCGGGGATGAGTGCCCACCTCCGCGTGCTGCCCGAGTGCGACTACACCTGCCGATCCTGCGGGCTCGACACCTGCCGCGATACCGACCCCTCACCGGGCGAAGACGACCACCTGTGCGCCGACTGTGCGCCGTTCGAGGAGACCGCATGAAGATCACTCAGCCCGGCCTCGTGTTTGACATGAGCGACGAGACCTACCACTCCGACCCGGTGCCTGGTGGCTCGCTGTCATCGTCGCTCGCACGTCGCCTCACCGAGCACGTCCCGGCCAAGGCGTTCGCGTGGCACCACAACCGCAAGCCCACCGCAACCATGAACCTCGGCAAGGCTGCCCACCTGCACGCACTGGGTGCCGGTCCCGAGCTGGTCGTCTGGCAGTACGACGGGCGCACCAAGGCGGGCAAGGAGGAGCGCGCGGCCAGAGCCGACGACGTGGAGGCCGAGCGCATCATCGCCGTCACTGAGGACGAGCGCGACCAGGTGCTCGGCATGGTCACAGCCCTGCGCGCCAACCCCGAGGTCGCGGCCATGCTCGACGCCGGCACCCCCGAGGTGTCCGTCTTCTGGCAGGAGTACGGCGCCTGGTGTCGTGGGCGCTTCGACCTGCTCGGCGAGGTCGGCGACGACTACAAGACGACCGACGACGCATCCGCCCGAGGCTTCGAGCGGGCGATGTCGACCTATGGCTACCACCAGCAAGCCGACTTCTACCTCCGCGGCCTGCGAGCGATCGGTCACCCGGCAGGCGAGCGCCCCATGCGCTTCATCTGCCAGGAGAAGACCTATCCCTACCTCGTGCAGGTCCACACCTGCGACGAGTTGGCGATGGAGATTGCGTCCGAGCTGAACGACCGCGCCATCCGCATCTTCGCGGAGTGCGTCGAGAGCGGTGAGTGGGCGGGCTACCCGACCCTGCACGCCGAGCCGACCGCGCTCCCCAACAGCTACTTCTTCCGCTACGCCGACGTGATCCCGGAGCGGCTTAACCCATTCGTAGAAAGCGCCTGAACATGGACCTAACGCAGACCATCATCGCCAAGAGTGACCAGTTGAACGCCGACGACCTACTCAGTGGGCCGCGCACCTTCACCGTCACTGAGGTTCGCCAGGGTGACGCCGAGCAGCCGGTGAGCATCGTCCTCGCCGAGTGGCCGAGCAACCGCCCCTTCAAGCCATCCAAGACGGTCACGCGCATCCTCGTGCACGCCTGGGGCAAGGAGACCGACGAGTGGCCCCAGGGCGCTCGCATGACCCTGTTCCGCGACGCCGACGTGAAGTGGGCGGGGCAGGCTATCGGCGGCATCCGTGTGAGCCACCTGTCCCACATCAAGGGCAAGCTCAAGATCGCGCTCCAGGAGTCCAAGGGCAAGAAGACGCTCCACACGATCGACCCCCTCCCTGACGCCACCCCCGAGCCCACGCCCGACGAGCTCGGCGCGCAGGTCGTGTCCGCACTCGCCGACGCCACCACCGAGGACGAGGCCCGCGAGTGGGGCAACCGTGCCCACGCCCGCAACCTGCTCGACGTGCAGGTCGACGGCCAGAGCGTCCGCGACCACGTCACCGCCCGACTGGCCGCGCTGACCGAGGAGTCCGCGTGAGTGCCGGGCGCAGAACAAGTCAATCGCCCACGAGTGAGGTGACGGCATGAGCGCCTACGCGGCCGACGACCTACCCCTTGTCGACGTGGTGGGCGCCGAGAGCAATCGCCCGCGCGGCCACATAGCCCTCGGCGAGCCCGACAGTCAGGCAATCGCCGTGTTCACCGACATGGGCCGCCACCTGACCTTCCGGTCCTACCAGCGCGGCCAGTTCGACGCCGCTGGCGCCCGCAATCTCGCCCACGAGCTGACCCTCTGGGCCGACCGACAGGAGAACCGATGAACTGGCTTGCACAGGCCGCAGGAGCGATGGGCGACGAGAGCGCCCGCCGCCAGAAGATCATGACCCTCGGCGAACTGCGCGCGGCGCTCCAGATGCTGCCGCTCTCAACGCCCGTCACCGTCAACGGCCAGCCGCCCGCCTCGCTCGCCTCCTACCGGGGCATGTACGAGCGCCTGGCGATCGGCACCAAGCGGCACCGCGACGACTACGAGACCCGCGTCAACAGGTACACCGCGCACCCCGACTACGACCCCGACCCGGCAGTCGCTGACGTGACCATCGCCGAGCCCGTAACGGCGGAGGAGATGGTCAAGGCACTCGACCTCGCCGACGGGCTGGACTTCGGTGGCTACAAGGGCGGCGTCTTCGAGATGCACGCCGGGACGTGGATGCACGTCGCCGAGTCCGGTGACTGCGGCCTGGCGGTCTACGGCGTGCGGCTCGACGGCGAGACGGCGGTCATCGTGGCCGGTGAGTACGAGTGGTGATCCGCTCTTTCGGTCCCGAACGAGGCCCACAGTGACCCGCCCCCTCGAAGTCGTCGCCATCCTCACCCTCGGCGCCTTCGCAATCGACTGGCAGCTCGCCGCACTCCTCACCGCGCAGGCCGGGTGGGGGTCGTGAGGGCCGCACTCGCACCGCTGCTCATCGCCTGGGCTGCGGTGTGCAACGCCGTCAGTCGGTGCGACTCGTGGCTGTGCGACTACGGGGACGACTCGTGAGCACCGCCCGCAACGGTCGCGCTCGAGAGCACCGCATCAGCAAGGCCATGCAGACCCACGGCTGGCACCAGATCATGCGAGCCGCAGCCAGCAAAGGCCCCGCCGATCTGCTCATGGCCCACGCAGACCACGGCGCCGCGCTAGTCCAAGTCGGCACCGCCCGCAGCAAGACCCTCGGTCCCGCCGACCGCGACCGCTTCGTCACCGCCGCCGAACTGATCGGCGCCCTGCCGTTGCTCGCCACCAGCGGCCCCGGCATCCCAACCCGTTACTGGCACGTCACGAGAGACGTCGCCTCGACCTGGCAGGAGTACCAGCCCAATGCCTGACAACAAGTCCATGATGCAGCGCCTCGAAGCGCTCGGCCCAGTGCGCCCCAACCCGTCCGGCGAGGAGTCCGTGCGGCGGCTGGTTGCCGAACAGCCTGACGCCGACGTGCTGCTGGGGATGATCCTGGGGGGTGCGGCGTGAAGATCTACATCGCCGGACCCATGACCGGCTATCCCGAGTTCAACTACCCCGCGTTCTTCGGCGCCGCCGAACGACTGGCCGCTATGGGCATCGAGACGATCAACCCTGCCCGCACTGAGGGTCGCGAGGACTGCCGCGACTGGCTCGACTTCATGCGCGCCAGCCTCCACGACCTCGCCAACTGCGACGGCATCGCCTTCCTCTCCGGCTGGCACGACTCCCGTGGCGCCTCCCTCGAGGTCCACATCGCCCGCTCGCTCGACCTGCCCGTCCGCAGCGTTGAGTCGTGGCTGGAGGTGGCGGCATGACCCCACCACCCACCCAGCCCCACACGGCGCCCGAGACCCACGTCTCCGGCGCCGCTCTCGTCTCCGCACTCCGCGAGTGGACCGCCGCCAACGAGCGGGCGCGTCGGGAGTACGCCGAGCACCCGCTGGCGAAGTCGTGCAGTCGCCAGCACCAATGCACCGCCATGTACCTCAAGCGAGCGGCGGCGGTCGCATGAGCTTCCTACCCGTCGCCGCCCTGCCCGCAGACGAAGCGCCGCCCTGTAGCGGCCTCTGGGCGATCTTCGACAGCAACGCCCCCTCTGACCACAAGGCAGCGCGGCAACTTTGCGCCCGCTGCCCCGTTCGCCGCGAGTGCGACGACGTCCGCGCCGAGTCCACCGCCCGCTCCCTGCCCGGCTTCGGCCCGCGTGGGACCTGGGCGGGACGACTCCACAGTAGAACAGGAGCACGAGATGTCGCCTGACGACAACCGCCACGGCACCTACGCCGGAGCCGTCGCGCACTACGCCCACAAGGAGCCGCTGTGCGAGCCCTGCCGCGAGGCTAAGCGGTCCTACTCGCGGCGCCAGCACAAGGAGCAGCAGATGGGTCGCGCGCGTTACGTCGACACCACGCTCCTGCGACGACACGTCCGTGCGCTGCTCAACGCGGGTATGACCCAGGCCGACATCGCACGCGCGGCCGGACTGTGCGACGAGACCGTGCGACTGGTCCGCAACGGTGGCCCGCTGGTCAACATCAAGACCTTCCGGGCCATCGCGGCGGTACAGGTCGGCGCCTCTGAGACGTACATGCCGCGCGAAGGTGCCGCCCGCAAGATTCGTGCGCTCGCTGCCGCTGGCCACGAGCTGCGATCCATCGCGGCGGAACTGGGGATGAAGCCCCAGGCGCTCGCCAACATCATCCACGACTACAAGCCGAGCGCCGGCCGGGTGACGCGCAAGACCTGGGACAAGGTCGACGACCTCTACCAGCGCCTGCACATGACGCCGGGACCCTCGAGCCGCACGAAGGCCATCGCCGCCAAGCGTGGCTGGCCCCCGCCGCTGGCCTGGGACGACATCGACGACCCGAACGAGACCCCGACCGACTGGCACTACCGCCCCCCGACGCGCCTGGAGCAGTTCGACGCGCTGGTGGAGCGAGGTGCCGGGCTGACCGAGATCCTGCGGGACCTGCGGGTCGGTCGTGACGCGCTGGAGAAGTGGGCCGCGCGCAACGGTCGCAACGTCGTCTACTCCGCGCTCAAGGCTGGCGAGTACGTGCCGACGCGGCAGGGGAAGTGGGCGTCGTGAGGGGGGTCGATGTGGGCTCTGACCTGCGCAAACACGCCGACGAGCGGGTGGAGTTTACCGGCCACCCGTGCGAGAATTGGGACACAAGTAAAGACGGCCCGGACGCGGAGTTGGTACCTCCGGCCGGGCCTACCGATCAGCACTTAAGGAGAGTGATCGGCGTGGCCAGTATGCCACCCACCCTGTTCCCGCAGGCAACCCCCGACCCATCGCAGCCCGTCACGGATCTTGTGGCAGGCGTTGCGGCCGAGCACATCGTCTGCGCAGACCTTCTGCTCGACGGCTGGCGCGCATTCCTGACCGACCAATACTGCCCCTACGACCTTGCCGTCGAGGTTGATGGTCGGCTGCTGCGAGTTCAGGTGAAGGCCACCCGCACCAGTAAGCCGATCCCGCAACGAACCGCGCAGATTCCCGCCTATCAGTGGCACATCCGCCGCGCGGGGAAGGGTGGCGCGCGCGTCTACGGCGCAGGCGAGTTCGACATGTTGGCACTGGTGGCACTCGACATCCGACGCATTGCCTACCTGCCCCCATCTCTCAAGCTCCAAACGGTTCACATTCGACCGCCTGGGGCGCCCGGTGGCCGACAGTTTGATGACTTCCCGTTCACGCGGGCGATCGAAGGGGTGGCGGCATGAGCGAGCCTCACTTCAAGGATGCGACCGTGACTCTCTACGCGGGAGACTGCCTCGAGATTCTGCGAGAGTTGCCGGATTCCAGCGTCGACTCAGTCTGCTGCGACCCGCCGTATGGGCTCAGCAACACCAGCCCGCAGCAGGTCGCCGACACCCTGGTCCGCTGGGTCAACGGCGACCGCGACTACATCCCCACCGGCTCGGGCTTCATGGGTCGCCCGTGGGATGCGTTCGTGCCCCCGGTTGCGGTGTGGGATGAGTGCCTGCGGGTCCTCAAGCCGGGCGGGCATGTCCTCGCGTTCGCCGGCTCGAGGACGCACGACCTGATGACTCTGGCACTGCGCCTGGCGGGGTTCGAGATCCGCGACTCGGTTGCCTGGCTGTACGGCTCCGGCTTCCCCAAGTCGCTCGACGTGTCCAAGGCGATCGACAAGGCGCGCACCGAGGACCGCGCGCCCGTCGATGCCGTGCGGTCGTGGCTCAACGCCCGACGCCTAGATGCGGGGCTCAGTCACGACGCGGTAAACAAGCACTTCGGGCACGCGAGCAACGGCGGCGGTTCGTCATCCGCATGGATGACCAACCCGACGAGCAAGAGCCTGCCGACGTGGGACCAGTGGCAGACGCTCAAGGCGCTGTTCGACTTCGGTGACGAGATGGACGCCGAGGTCTGGCGGCTCAATGGCCGCAAGGGCAAGCCGGGTGACAACTTCGAGAGCCGCGAGGTTCTGTCCGAAGTGGTTCGCGAAGTCAAGGGCGGGTCATGGGCGGACAACGCCGCGACGGGCCGCTACTCGCTCGGCGAGAAGGTCATCCGCGACACGGCCCCCGCCACCCCCGACGCCGAACACTGGCAGGGCTGGGGCACGGCGCTCAAGCCCGCCTTCGAGCCGATCGTCATGGGCCGCAAGCCGCTGGCCGGGACCGTTGCCGCGAACGTCCTGGCGCACGGGACTGGGGCGCTCAACATCGACGGGTGCCGGACTGGTTACACATCCGACGCTGACAAGGCTTCCGCTCGCCCGGGCGGTAAGGCAACTTCACTCAACGGCGCCCTCGCCGGAAAGGCTCAGACATGCGAGACCCCGAGTACCGCTGCACCGACGAAGGAATCTTCCACGACCTCCGAGACTGGGCCTGCACTCACTGCGCCTTCGTCGTTGAACCCGAGGACCGAGTTCAAGGTTGAGCAAGGCGCCGGCCGCTGGCCCGCCAACGTCATCCTCGACGAGTCGCAGGCTGCCGAGCTTGATCTGATGAGCGGGGAGTCTGTCAGCAAGCGCAGCGCGGGAAGGCAGACACCCAAGAGCGGGACGGACGCCTACGGCGAGTTTGCAGGCACTGACAATGAGGCGGGCCACGACGACACGGGCGGTGCGTCCCGATTCTTCTACGTCGCCAAGGCCGACAGCAGTGAGCGAGTCCGTGTCGACGGCATCGCTCACCCCACCGTCAAGCCGCTGAGCATCATGCGGTGGCTCGTTCGGCTCGTGACCCCACCAGGCGGGACCGTCCTCGAGCCGTTCGCTGGCAGTGGGACCACCGTCGAGGCGTGCATCCTCGAAGGCTTCCGCTGCATCGCCATCGAGCGCGAGGCGGAGTACCTGCCGCTCATTCAGCAGCGCATCCACCGACGCCGTGACCCCGTGGCCGCCGTCAAGGCGACCGGGGATGACGGCGGCCTGTTCGACCTGCTCGGGGAGGCGACGGCATGAGCGAGCGCGAAGCCTGCTGCGACTGGTGCGGCCACGACAACGGCGAGCACCAGAACGGATGCCGCCTCGGGCTCGGACCCGACGAGCGGGGCGCGCACCGAACTGACTGCAACTGCGCTCCCCCTTACGCGGATTGCAGACACCCAGCCTGCGACTGCACCGAGTGTGTGTACGACTGTCCGGGAGCCTGTGGCGATCACCACTGGCTCGACCGGCCCGAGTCCGACACTCGCGAGTGCCTGATCTGTGGAACGGAGGTGGTGGACTAATGAGCGACGAGCAAGAGCCGCCGACCCTGACGGTCATCTGCCCCAAGTGCCGGACCACCTATCCCGTGGCCGTGACGATGGACTACGCAGGCCGGATCATTGAGGACCCGCTCGACTATGCCGACATGTGGGCGCACTACTGGACCCACACGCACTCGTGGGGGCGGTCGTGACATGGGAGTCGAGATCGTGAAGGCCGCCGTCGTGCACGGCCGCAGCCTCTCCGGGAACGCCCACAAGGCGCTCGTGGCGATGTCGCTCAGCGCCCTGGACAAGCCATCGAACGGGCGACCAGCGAGCCTCTACTGGGGCGGCTGGGACGCTCTCGCGCTGGCCCTGGGTTACGAGAACGCCGACCGAAATAGCGCTGGACACAACGCCGTCGCCAGGGCTGTGCGCGAGCTCAAGAAGGGCAAGCACATCACGCCGATGGTCGACGCCGGACGCGGAACTAGGCAGTCCTACCTCGTGCATCCGGGAGGCATCAAGGCCGCTACTCAGGGTGAGCAAAACGCTCACTCTGGGGGTGAGCAATCTGCTCACGCTAAGGGTGAGCAAAACGCTCATCAAAGGGTGAGCAAAACGCTCCCGCCTAGGAAGGAACAAGGATCAACGGGACTTACCCAGGACATATCGATCGCCCATGAGCCTCAGCTACAGACCGCGCGAGGCGAGGTCGAATCCAAGCCTGATCCACATGGGTTTAGGGGGCGACCGGGTGAGGACTGCGAGCGCTGCGGAGTCTCCCACCTCAACCGCACCGTTCACCCGCTCTGGCTGCTCAACGAAGGGACCGCCTGACATGCACGACCACCGCTACTGCGAGCAGCAGATCGCCGCCGCAATCCGCACCAACAACACCGGACGCGCCGAGTACCTGTCGACCAGGTGCGACAGGGAGCACGGAGACCTCACCGACGAGCAGCAGGGGGAAGCATGAGTGCGGAGCATGGCGCCGAGAAAGCGCGGACCTGCTGCGCGACCGTGCGCGGCCAGGACCACCGGGCGTGCGCCGAGACCGCGCACAACGAGCACGGCGTGGCCATGTGCGCCTGCCGAGGCCGAGGCCGTGTCCACGCCTTCGAGCCCGGCGAGGCGTGCTACCCGACGCGAGTCCTTCCGCCCCAAGGCGAGGGCGCGGGTTGCGACTGCGCCGAGTTGTGCAGCATGGGGCCGACCTGTCCGGGTGGGATGCTCGCCCGACTGCCGGGGTCGGGCTGCTGGCGGATGGCCTGCCCTGACGGACGACAACACTCGTGGATGCAGTGGCCAGACGGGGCCACACGGTGCCGTCACTGCGGGGAATGTCGGGATGAGGCCCCCAATGCCTAACCAGCCCCGCGAGGACAACCCGCTCCTTCCGGCCGAGAGGAGTGACCGATGACCGCCGAGAAAGACCACAGTGTCGGATGCGTCATATGGCGCGACAAGGGTGACTGGCGCGTGTGCGTTTGCTCCCGAGACGACTCCATGTTTCCCGACACTCCGGCCGAGAGGAGCAACCCGTGACCGCCGAGAAAGACGTGACTGCCACCACGCCCGAGTTCGGATTTCCGATTGGCCCGTGGTTCGAGTGGTTCGCGTGGCACCCCGTGAAGACCACAGACAGGGGTTGGCGCTGGCTGCGCCCCGTGTGGCGTCGCCGCTGGCAGACCGAGCGGCACCTCAGTGGACCGACGTTCCAGTGGTTCACTGAGCAGGTCGCCCGCCCGCGCATTCCGGCCGCAAAGGCTGGTGACGCATGAGCACCGAGAGCACCGAGGCGCTGATCGAGCGGGTGCTGGCGGAGCATGAGTGGGACTACCCCGACTCGTTCTGCAAGTGCGACGCGTGGGTATCACTCGACACCCCGTGGCGCGCCCACGTTGCCGCCGCCATCACCCAGGCGCTCGCTGAGCAGCCCACCGTCGAGCAGCCCCGGCGACTGTGCGACCCGATCGACACCACCTGGGCCGAGGACGCAGCCGCATCCCACCGCGCCCTCTACGACACCGACAGCGGACGACGAGACAACTGGAGTGAGCGATGAGCGCCGCACCCGAGACCAGCCCTTTGCCCACGTCAGACCTGACCGAAAGGAGCCGCTGATGCCGACGTACATCGTCAAGGCCACCCCCGACGAGGACTGGTACTGCATGTGGTCCACCGTCGTGGACGCCCCCACCTACTGGGGCACGCGGCGCGAGCTGGAGCAGGCGGCACGAGACCCCCGCGAGATCGCCGCCGAGCGGTTCCACCGTGCCGACGACAACGGCAGCAGCGCCGCCTGGCCGGGCTGGCCCGCCGCCCGGCAGCCGTTCGCGTGGGCAGACGACGAGTTCCTCCTCATGAACGACACCCCACCGATGCCTGACCCGCTCCCCGACGGGGCGGACGGCGCCTGCTGGCTGCTGCCGCGCGCCAACCTGCGCGCCTTCTGCGAGGCGCTGGACCAGCCCGACGGCGACCTGGCCCCGCTCCTGCGGCTGAACCTCTACGACGCCGACGGCAACGAGATCGAGTCTTTCGGTCCCGAGAGTGGTGACGCCCGATGACCGCCTGGACGCACCACGACCCCGCCGTCCGCAGGTTGATCCGTGAGGCGCAAGCGGTGGCTTGGGACGAGGGCTACGTGACGGCCGACCGCGAGTGGCAGAGCAGCGAGTACAGCGACCCCGACGCATGGCCGTCCGATCTGAGCCGCAACCCGTACCGCAAGGAGACCCAATGAGCACGTACCTGAGCATCTACACCGACCACGGCCGCGTTCCCCATATCGACGACACCTCCGGTCTCCTCATGCTCGACAAGGGGGCCACGCTCATGCCGCCGGTTCAGCAGCTCGACCGCGCCGCCTGGTGCCGCGAGTTCGCTGCCGTGCTGATCGCCGAGGCTGAGGCGTCGGAGGAGCGCCACGAGCAGCAAGTCCGCGATCTGGTGGAGGCGCGGGCTGAGGTGGCTCAACTTCGAGCCCAGAAGCGCGAGCGAGACGAGAAGCGCGAGGAGACGCCATGACCACCACCGGCTGCATCTGCGACTCGAACGCACCCCACTGGCACAGGAGTGCCGTCCGTGAGCGCGAGGCGGTGGCGTGGGAGGTCGGCTACCTGCGCGGCGTGCGTGACCAGGAGGGCGAGATGGACAGGGCTGACAATCCGTTTGAGGAGGAGCGATGAGCACCGCACCCGACAAGGCTCTGACCGACGTCGCCGATCGCATCAAGAGCGAGGCGGCTACGGCATCGAGGGCCGGACAGATGGCCGCACTCGACCGACTGGCCGACGACGTGCAGGAAGGCGCCTACCGCATCGCTGCTGTCACCGCACGGGCTGATGCTGCCGAGGCCAAGGTGGCCGCTGTCGAGGCGCTGCTGTGGATGTGGGAGGCCGGCCAATCCCATCTCGGCACCGAACGCGGCCATTGGGGGCCGTCGTCCAACGCACTCCGTGCCGCGCTGGCTGACGAGGAGACCCAGGAAGGCCCGCAGGAGGCGTTTGCAGCCGATCTGACGGGCGTGCAGGGCGAGATGGACCGGGAGGGCCAGTGAGCGAGACGAGCGCCTGTGTGCGCGGATGCACGATGTACCGCTACCACGTCGCCGAATGCGAGGGAGCCGAGGACGAGACCTGCCGCGGCTGCCTGCCCCGACGAGCAAGCCACGGCCGACTGTGCGACACCTGCCACCGCCGCCTCGAGCTGATGGTCCACGACGCGCCGGGGGTCATCCGGTGGCTGACGGGGAACATGCGCGCTGGCGACAGTGCAGCCCGCGCCAAGGAGGATCACGAGCGGGTTCACGGCGGTGACGAGGACGTGCCGGCGCCGCTCAAGATCGACCTGATGGACCTGCGCGACCTACTGCGGGACAGGCTCACGCTGTGGGTGGACGACTGGTGCGAACACAAGGGCCTTCACGGACCCGACGAGCACACGCCGGAGAAGGATGCCGCCTACCTGCTGATGTGGCTACCCGGCGTCTGTGGCGTCGAGTGGATCGGCGACTGGTGGACCGAGATGGCCGAGACGATGAGCGAGGCTCACGCGCTCGCACCGTGGCGACCAGCCATGCGGCGAGTGCCACGGGTGCCATGCCCCGGATGCGCCGAGACCAACCTGGCGATCTTCGGCGGCGAGTCGGACATCACCTGCCTGTCGTGCCGGATCGTGATGACCGAGGAGCGGTTCGGACTGTGGGAGCGCGTGCTGCGTGAGGAGCAGGAGACCGAGGAGGAGGCATCGTGACCGTGACCACCGACGAGGCTGCCGAGCTCGCAGGCATCGACCCCAGTGTGATCCGCAAGTGGGTCATGCGCGGTGACCTCGAGCCTGTGCGTCGAGGAGCCAGGCCGCTGCGCTTCGACTACGAGGACGTGGCCCGAGTGCAGCGGGAGAAGCGACCGAAGGCATGGCGGCAACGACACGAGGAGGCTGCGACACGCTGGCTTGGTGGACTTCCGGGTGACAATCTGGCACGATAGCCGCGTAGATAAGTGCGCCCCGAAGTCGATCTGACTCGGGGCGTTTCCCATTTAAGTGACCCCGCGACGGCGGTAACCGTCCGGGGTCTTGGCCGAACTGGTTGAGGAGTTCGACGTGGACCACGTTATCGCAGACAAGCAACGGATCGTTGATGGGTCCGGCTACACAGTCCTGGTTGGTCCAGGTCGAGCTTCTGCCAGGCCGGCGACTCGACGCTCGGCACTACTCGCACTCACTGGTGGGCGTCGAGTCGTGTACGCGATGCGAGTGCCCGATGGCGCTATCAAGATCGGCACCACGGTCGATCTCCCGAATCGCCTCAGTGCGCTTCACGCCGAACTGCTCGGCTTCACTTTCGCCGACCTGGCTCACGAGCGCGCACTTCAGTCCCTATTGGCTGCACATCTCTTACGTGGGCGGGAGTTCTTTAGGCCGACGCCCGAGGTGTTCGCTGTCGTCAATGAGATGCGCGACGAGTGGAATCTTCCGCACATCGCCGCCTAAGTCGGGAGGTTCGCCATGACCGCGCAAGCCTTCCGCATCACCGACGAGACCACCGCGGCCGAGCTGATCGAACTGCTGGGCCACCTGAATGCGAACGCGCGTCGTCTGCCTCGCATCGTGGGCGACGACGTGATCCCGACCGCGTGGGACCAGGCGCACCGCAGGATGGACGGGCCGATCGACGACGTGCTTGAGGCGTTGGCGAGGGAGCGGGGCTGAGCAAGCAACCCGCCCGCCTGCTCCACTGATTCATCCCAAAGCAAGACCCCGCGACGGCTGCAACCGCCCGGGGCTATGGCCGATCTTCTGAGGAGACCGACGTGCCGAACCCTACATGCAGCGTGCCCGATTGCGACAAGCCCAGCCGCACCGCAAAGGCTGACTACTGCCCGATGCACTACCACCGCTGGTATCGACACGGCAGCGTAGATAAGACCGCCTCTGGCTCCGGCATCACCGCCAGCCTAGGCCGGCGCTACCGGACTATCTACAATCCGACCCACCCCCTCGCCGGCAAGAACGGCAAGGTCTACGAGCATCGTGCGGTGCTGTACGACCAGATCGGTCCCGGTCCCCACCCCTGCCACTGGTGTGAGGATGAAGTGGACTGGCTACCCAAGGGCACCCCCGGCGCACTCCAGGTAGACCACCTCAACAACGACGGGGCGGACAACGCCCCTGCCAACCTGGCCCCCTCTTGTGCCGGGTGCAACACCGCACGGGGCCAGCAGCGCAAGGCGGCAGCTCTCGCTAGCCAAGGTTGGTGGTCAAGCCACGACACGATCGCTCGCCTCAAGAGCGGCGGTCGTCGTGCTCCTATTGAGCGGGCAGCGTGACGGCCAAGCGCAACGGTCGGACCAGGCGCGAGCGACAGAACGCCGACAACCTCAAGGCTCAGCGTCGTCAACCTTGTGCTCGCTGCGGTCAGAAGATCGACTACAGCGCTGAGAGTGGCGATCCAAGCTCCTTCATTGCAGGTCACATCAAGTCGTGGATCGACCATCCTGAACTGCGCGCCGATCCTGCGAACCTGCAACCCGAACACGAGCGCTGCGGCAAGTCGGCTGGAGCTGACGACGGCGGCGCGCTCAACGGCTCGACCTCTCGCCAGTGGTGAGGGGTAGGGGGTTCGGATCACGACGACACGACGACCGAGGACCAC